CCCGTTGGGGCACCAGATGGTCCGGTTGGACCGGTAGCGCCTGTAGCGCCGGTGGATCCGGTTGATCCAGTAGTTCCGGTGTTACCTGTTAGGCCGGTTGCTCCGGTTGCGCCCGTCCCGCCTGTGCCGCCTGTCCCACCGGTATTTCCTGGATTGCCAACGGCGCCGGTCTGACCCGTATTCCCGGTGTTGCCTGTCGCGCCGGTTTGCCCAACACCTGTCGGGCCGATTGCTCCGGCGGCCCCGGTAAGCCCGGTGGCGCCCGTCCCGCCGGTCGGTCCTACTATCGATGATCCTGGATTGCCTTGTATCCCCTGGGCTCCGGTCTGTCCGGTGCCACCTGTTGCACCCGTGGCACCCGTAGCACCTGTCGCACCTGTCGCACCTGTCGCGCCGGTGGTCCCGGTTACTCCGCCGGATGGGCCCGTTGGTCCTGTGCTGCCTGTTGGGCCGGTTGATCCGGTTGATCCGGTCTGTCCTGTAGCTCCGGTCGAGCCTGTGAGTGTACCGCCAGTGCCACCCGTGGCTCCTGCGCTACCGGTTGCTCCGGTAAGTCCGGCGGCACCCGTCTGTCCTGTAGGTCCGCCTGCGCCGGTTGGTCCGGAAGCGCCGGTCGAAGTGCCGACGTAAGCTTTAAGATTAGAGGCGGTGAGCTGCTTGACGCTTTGTGATTCAGCTTGGAATTGAAAAAACTCGTCGCCGGATAATGAGGTAACGGTCTCCGGTCCGATATTATAGATCGTTGGAGGGCCGGACATTTATTAGCCTGTCGCGCCGGTGGCGCCCGTCGCTCCTGTGGCACCCGTCGCACCGGTTGCTCCGGATAAACCGAGGCCGCTGATGTAGGTTGCTAGATCAGCGGCCGTGATCCGTTGCTGGTCTTGCGACCCCGACTCGAAATAGAAAAGCTCCGTGCCGCTGAGTGTATGGACTGTTAAAGGGCCGATATTCGGGATAATGGGAGCGGCCATAGAGAAAATCCCCTCGTGTCGCCACGGAATAAGACGACGCGCACGTTAATGCACATAGGCGGGGGATACAAATGCCGTCCGTTGCCTATGCTTTCCCGCTTGCTAAGGTAGAAAGAGTAAGGGGTTGATTTTTTTCTAAATCTTCGACGCGCGCAAGCAGTTTGTTTATCTCTTGCAGCAACTTCACATGGTCCTCTTCCAAGCGCTCTAGCCGCTTGGTCAAAAGAAAAATGTTGTGGCGCTCGCTCATTATACATTCCCCTAATTTGCATACGGATCGTAATCGTAAAGAAATTTGCTGGCCGGTCCATCGACGCCCCTGCCGGAATCCTTGAACGGATCGTAGGCGTACTGGTGGCGCGGCCTGCCGCGCACGTCCGCCGGCTGTACCGGCTCCGCGAATGTCAAAATGAAAGCATCGGCTTCGTCCGGAGAATTGCCGTTAAGTTTCGCCTTCACCATTTCCTTTGGCTCGATCAGGAACCTATCGCCGCGCTTTTCGTAGGTGTAGGTCGTCGCGGTCAATTGGGCGAGCAGGTTGTCGTCTGGTGGAAGTGCCCCGCCTCGCTTGATCCAGTTGACCGCATCAAAATACATTTCCGCCCGCTTGTTCGCGTAACGCTGGCTCTCGTGCGCGTGGCCGGCAAACTGCACACCGATCGGCGCGTGGCCTAGCAGCATCAATCCATCGACCCACCCGGCTCCTGCGCCGCCGGTCGCGTCCACGAACGCCGCCTGGGCGCCGTAGTCCTTCCACTCCCTAGAGACGATGCTGGCGCCCTGGCTTGGTTGCAGGTTGCGGTACTTCTTGAACGAAAGCATCTGCAAGCCCTGGCGGAAGGCGATGACGCTTTGGTCGTCGCCAAACAGCGCCACGTCGACACCGAGCACCTTTGCCGACTGCCCGAGCTCAAACTCGCGATAGTATCTCTTCATGCTGTCGCGTACTTCGTCGGGGCCGATCAGCGCATTGAATGATGACGGTGGGAAGCGGCCAAGGACGTTGACGAGCACGTAGGGGTGATCGCGCCCCCACAGCTTAATCATATCCTTCGCCCATTGCAGCGAGATACGGGTAGAGCGCTTGGGATCATCCGGATCGCCGGTGATCTCAATCACCTTCCACATTGCACGCTCGAGCGTGACCGCCCTATAGAGCGGTCCGGTCAGGTGCGTGGGGTTCCCCGCTTGGACGATATGGCCTTCGACGCAGCTCGAGAGAGCCGCCTCCGCCGTAACCATGACGGCGTCAGGAATGCCACCGCTTTCGTCCAGTAGGAAGAGAATGTAGTCCGCATGGCGGCCCGCCAACGTATTTGCTTGCTGGCTCTTATCAGCGCTCTGGCTCCATTGTCGGGCGGCCATCCACCAGGTCGTCTCGTATTGGCCCTTGTGGTAAATGCGCGTTTTTGTCCATTCGAAGTGTTTTTTAAGGAGCTCACTTTTACCCCTCCATAGGTCCATCTCGGTCCACAGGCCGTCGGCCAGGTTGTCACCGGAGATGGACGTCGCCAGCACTTTAGGCTGCGGCCGGGTTAAAAGGAAATTCCACGCGATCCAGGAGAGCACACAGGTCTTGCCCGGCCCTTTGCAGGCTTTCATGGCGAGCCTAGGTACTTTTGCGTATGTCTCTAGCGCCTCTTCCTGCCAGGGGTCCGGATTAACCTTGAACAGCTCGCGCACCATGGTCGCCGGCGAACGTCGCCAGCGGGCTATGTTCTCCATAGCCTGCTGTTCGGGGGAGATGGTCATCGTTGGTTTGCGTAGGCTTCGGCCCGTTTCAGCGCACCGCCGTAGGTCCACGGACGGTCGGATAGAACTTCCTGGTCGCCCCAATCGCGGAAAACCTTGTCGACCGTCACAGAATAGTTAGGGAGGGTGACGCTACAATCCCCCCACTCTATCCCGCAATGCGCCATGTATTGCCCCATGAGACACCCGCCCTCGCAATCATCGAAGTCATAACGGCCTCCCGGCGGCTTGGTCTTGAGCCAGGCAATGAAGCCGGTCAGTGTCAGCTTGGTCTCGACCCGCGGGGCTTCTACGTCAAAGCGTTTATCGGCATACATTTATGCGAATCCTTTCTGGTCATCGGCGGTAGCCGGCACTACGCATTAGCCGGCGAGCTCCTATGGTAGAACCGCCCCAGGCGATTAGGGCGAATATGACGGCGAGCCCGAGAATGACGACAAGGTATTCAATCATGACTTATCCTTCACGAACTTCAACTTGAGAACATCGGAGGCTATCCGTTCCGCCAATGGATCATAGGCAAACCCCCTAATCACCACCACCGCCCGATCAATAGCCAGATCGTAGATCGCCGCCTGCGGCCAATCCCCGTTTAACTTCCACGGCTCAAGATCCGCCGGATCGCCCATCGCTATCCTCTTGCCGCTTCGCGAAGCGCGGTTACAACCTCCGCCTTGGTCCGGCCCGGCTCGTCATTCCACGCCGCCAGGCTCCACAGATCCTCCGCGGTCAATAAATTGATCTGCGCCAGGAGCTTATTGGCGGCATAACACGTATCGGCGTCGGTCGTCTCAGTCCAATGAAACCCGATCGCTCCCAGGACGCAGCGCCCCTTGCTGGATTGGCGCTGCCCCTGAATCCACCCGCGCTGTTCAAGTAGGTCGGCGGCGTTTGTCAGGATCCGTCGCCAACCCTCCCGTGTCTCTACCTCACCTTCGCGTTTTGTCTCTACGAACATGGCTCACCCTTTCCTTTTCCCTGTTGTGATGCTCGACAGCACCCAACCGATACAGAACGAGATCAAAAACGCCAGCATCCCAACTTGCAGACCGGACAGCTCGCGGATTGTCATCGCTCATCCCTCAATGCGCGGATCGCGAGGATTACTGCGGAGAGCAATAACACCGCTACGAGCGAAAAAAATACAACGGGCAACACAGCGTCTATGACCGGAAGCCAAGACGTTGGGCAAGCATCACACCTCATGGTTTCTTGACCTTTAGTTAGCCACCAGATTGTAAGAGTCATGGCTTATCCTTCAATGATGCACGGATGTCAGCGGCGTCGGCCAGTCGCCGTCTCTGTGTCTCTATGAGCGCATCGAACTCAGGCAAGTTTCTACAGGTGTTGCGAACCGACATTGCAGCTTCTATCCATGCGTTGCATTCGGCATATGCCGTTTCTAAATCTATCTGTGCTTGTGTTGGTTCGATCACTTCGGAACCTCCGCCTCCATCGCCAGCATAAACAAAAGAACCGCCGGCAACCCAATGAAAATAAAAACCAGCATCCACTCCATGTCATCCATCACCCGCCTCCTGGCTCATGCCGAGAGGCCCGTGGGGGCTGCCCCCGGATCCTGTCCCGTAACTTCCGCTTCCGCTCCGTCTCACGTACCCTACGAGCCTCACAAACAGGACAAACTACAGAAACCACCTCTACACCCTTAATTGCGGGGGACGCCGCTCCCGCCGTCGGACGATCATCACGGCGTCCCACCTTGCCAGCATCCTTGACGACCGGATTTCTACCCGGAGGCGCCGGCAAACTCTCAACCATCTTCTTAATCATCGGTGCGGCCTCGGGTTTTTTAATTTCGCGCGTACTCTCATATCGCGCCTCCCGCTGCGCCCGCAAATCCATCTCTCGTTGACTAAATTTCATGTCCCTCGATCTCCGCCCGAGACCGCTCGACCGAAACACTGGTGTTTTCCGCAAACTTAGCCACCCGAGCCTTCCTTTTTCCGATCCCGCCACCGCTTCGCCCGCGCCGCCTCCCTCTTTCGCCGCGCCTCGCATACCGGGCAAACCATCCGCTTCTCGATAAACGCCGCCGCAGCAGCTACCCGCTCCGCCTCCGGCAGATCATTCAACGCCCTTAGATCAG